TTGTTAATTAATTTGAAATCTTTCTCGATATTTTGAAAATCATTATGTATTAAACTGTTCTGAAAGAAAAATGTATCCAATCCAAATAATGCCAACTCGTTATTATTGTTAACTACTAAATCATTGTATATCTGTTTTAGTGTTTTTAGCCTTGCCTTTATTATTTCGAATTTTTTACTTATCTTACCTTTGCTTTCTACCAATGATTGAAATTTTTGTTTGTATGATTGTATATCGTCTATATTTAGATCACTTATATCGGGTAATTTATTACTTATTATTTTTGTTGTCATTATAAACTTTTTAGAAAAAAATATTTGAGAGTTATCGATGGTTAAAAGTTTTTCGTTAAGCAATTAAATAAATGCGAATATATTATATTAATGAGTGATATTGACGTATCAAATAGTAATTCAGTTGATACCAATAGTGCTGTTTCCAGCACTAATACAAAAAAAAATAAAGATGGTGATAATATAAACAATAAAAAGAAAAATAAAGAAAAAAAAAATGAAAAAGATGAAAATATTGTTTGGGGTGCTGAACATGAAAAAATACTTGTTGCATGGGCCGATAAAGCCATGTGTTATCATTGGCTCCACTCCAAATCTAATCAAAAATACAGTTATATCAATCTCTGGTTTACCATACCTGTTATTATTATAAGTACTGTAACTGGTACTCTCAATTTCGCACAAGAAAAATTTCCCGCTGATTATCGTAGTTGGGTTTCCACTGGTATTGGGTCACTCAATATTATTGCCGGTATTATTACAACCATTCATCAATATTTTAAATATGTTGAACTTAATGAATCACATCGTGTTTCTTCGGTTGGTTGGTCTAAGTTTTATCGTAATATACGCGTTGAATTAGCTAGAAGACCTATTGAAAGAATGAATGTTAGTAAAATGCTACGCATTAACAAAGAAGAATATGATCGCTTGATGGAAACTTCTCCTGATATACCCAACGATATTATACAAAATTTCAAACATGAATTCATGAGCGAAGAATATAAACAATGTTGTACTAGTTGTAAAACTCTATGTGATAAAATGTGTTGTGTTAAAAGACAAGAAAATACTGAAGAGTATAAAGAACGCTTGAAAAATATTAAGGCTTTGAGAGAAAGAATCTATAAACCCGAAGTTTGTGATGTACTTATTAGTACTGAAGACCAAAAGTATAAAATGGTTGAAGGTGTCGATTTTATCACTACTGAAGGAATGATTGAAATGATTCAAAGGGAAAAAGATGAAAATCCTCAATATGAATTTGAAATGAATAAAGTCGACAAATTTAAGAAAAAATTCTTGTCCGTGAAAGGTAGAGAACCCACAGAACAAGAAGTTATTGAAAATCTTGAGGATGATGTTGACCCTATCATCATTCGTAAAATACTACATGGCGAAATTAACGCTGAAGGACAAGTTGATATTGAAAATATTATGGCAAGGTTGAGAGATCGTAATGCCATGACCAGTCTCGTGCAAAATGTAAAAAATGAAAAATCTATTACTCAGTCGTTACCTAATTCCAATAATGTATCGCCTTCCATTTCTCCTACTATGGATTTGGAATTGGGACTTGGCTTACCAAAAGTTACTGATGAAAAAACAAAGAAAAAAAATAAAAAAAATAAAAAATCTGAACAAGAAAAAACCATTAATGAAATTATTACAGTAAATAATACCAAACGGTCCAATGCCAAATCGAAGTAATTTTTTTTTATATTTGAATTATATAACTCGTTGAAATATAAACTCAATACAAATCATTTACAATCTGTTTTGTATCTCTTTTACTTAATATATCTCATCATGTTTCATCTATTGAATCGAGAGCCTAGAACCGAGAAAAAGGTAAAATACCAAACTAAAGAAAAGATGAATGAGAAGAAGGATAAAAAAATGACAAAAGGAAAAGCCAAAGCAAAAGGAAAAGCCAAAAAAAATAAACCACACATTGAATGCCCCATTTGTTGTGAAAATGTGCCGCCTTCACAACAAGTAAAATGCGATAAATGTAATTTCGAAACATGTAAAACATGTTTGAAAACGTATATCATGGATGAACCTGAACCGAGATGTATAAATCCGTCATGTAAAGCACTTATAAGCGAGTGTACGATGATGATGAAAATTACCAAAAAATTCTTACAAAATGATTACAGAGAACATAAAAGCAAAGTATGGGTAGACGTTGAAAAAGCCAAAATTCCAGGAATGATGGACGATATTGCCATGTACAAAAAAGGAATGGATTTAGTCATGGGAACAATTAAGCAACGTATAAATCATTGTATGAATAAACTACTTTATAATAAATTGTTTTCGCAGTGTGAAATTTACCATTGCGATTTTATGTCTAATTTATGGTGGGAGAGAGGAAAACATGATGAATATTGTAGAGCCATTGATTTAAAAAAAATGTGTATCAGTTCGGTAAATTTACAAGACCTATATTGTATTTATAATATTGTAACAAATAATATACAAAACTTACAAAAGATGAAACTATCATGTAATTCTCAGTTTTTACAAGGACATAAATTAAGTTACACCCTTATTAAAAAAATTACCAATCATACAAATAAATATCCAATGTATTTTGATTTGTCATCTTATGATCATGTCAAACATTCGCCCAATTCAAAAGAATTTTGCGAAAAAGAAGTCATGACCTTTATGAACGGTTTTTACGACCAAATCAAAGAACTAAATATTTACGACACTCTAGAGCGTATTGAAAAGCTTGTGCACCGTTTGGAAAAGAATGAAATCAATGGTTATGTCCTTGAAAGTCCCAATGATTGGTCCAAAATAGTAAAATGGAAGACCTGCATCTCAGGCTTTCAACCCGATATTCAAAAATATTTGTTTCAACATCTTTCCTTGGAACAATATTATATTTGTTATAAGAGGATAATGTTGTGTCATATTTTGCGCGGTATTTTGTATCGGATTACTGTTCGTATTAATCATTGTCAGAGAGGGTATCTTATGTACCAAAATATGGAAGCATACGAATATTTAAAAAATGATATTAGAAGACAAGTTACAGAGCGAGATTCAAAAACTAAATTCAATTATGTAACCAAATGTCCTGCCAATAATTGTATGGGTATGCTTGACGATAACATGACATGTAAACTGTGTCATGCGGTCGTATGTAATAAATGTATGGACATTATAGGTAATGAAGGTGACGAAAAATTGAAAGAACATGTTTGCGATGAAAATACTTTGGCATCGGCAAAAATGATTCGTAAAGAAACAAAGCCTTGTCCCAAATGTTCCGCACGTATTTATAAAATCGAAGGTTGTGACCAAATGTGGTGTACGAAATGTAATATTCCATTTAGTTGGAACACTGGGACAATAATTAAAGGACGGATACACAATCCGCACTATTTTGAATGGTTGAAACAAAATAATGATGAACGTGCAACAAGACGAGCTCCAACTGAAATTTTATGTGGTGGAATACCAGAAATAAGACAATATGTTCGAAAAATTAATCGAAATCCGTATTTGAAAAGTGGATGTTATTCGAATTGGGAAAATAATGAGAAAATCAAATATATTTTCGGAAACGATGAAGAACCCGGCGAATCTTATTACACATGGTTTTCAGATTTTTGGTTAAATGTTTTTCGCATCGCATCACATATACAACATAGTTTATTAACGCGACTAAGACGTGAAATGCAGAACGAACCATCTTTTAAAAAAGAAACTGTCTTATATACTCTTAAACAAATGGATGAAAAAGACTATGCAAAAGTAATAACATCCTCAAAAGTTAAACGCGAGAAAACACAAAATATGCTGGATATCTATGAAATGTTATCGGCAGTATTAAATGAATGTGTTCGCGAAGTGTTTAATATTTTGCCAGAACCCGAAAGCGATAACCCGAAGCAAATTGACTTCGTAAAACTAAATATATTATATGAACGTGTCAATAATATAATCGCTTATGGTAATCAGGAGCTCGTAAAATGTAGTGTGGTACATGGTCTAACTGTGGAATTTATACGCTTCAATGGATTATATAGAGACGACGACAATGTAATGTTGATATATGAAATATTTACTGGTATAACTAAAAAATTCTTGAAAAAGCATATAATGGAAAAGCAAGATGAAAATGGAAAAATGTTACATTGGCATAGTACTTATAGACTTTTAAGAATATAAAAATAAATGTCAAACAATCAACAATTAATAATTAACATGGAAAAATAATTTTTTAATGAAGTGCGTTTGATACAAGACACAAATTATAGTAAAGAATTAAATTTTATTGTATTAAAAAGTATTTTTTAATATAATGCAAGGATGAGTTCGGAATTATGTTATTTTGTTCAAACTTTAGAAATGGAGAGAGAAAAACAGGAACAGAAAGAACAAAGGGAAAAAGAACAAAAGGAAAAAGAACAAAGGGAAAAAGAACTAAAAGAAAAACAAAAAAATGAGCCGAAGAATGAAAAAGTAGAAGAAACAAAGCCAAAGCCAAAGGTTAAAAAGAAACGAGGCAGAAAAAGAAACCCAAACAAGAAACACCGTGTTTATTCAGAATGCGGGATCTGTGGAGATGACCATGTATCCGAAGGTCAGACAGTAGCATGCGAATATTGTAAATATAAGAGCTGTAAAACATGTCTCAAATATTTCATTTTGAGTAAAACAGAACCACGTTGTATGAATTGTAAAGAATTGTTCACAGAAGACTTTATTTATATGAATATAACCAAAGCATTTTATGAGAAGGAATTTAAAAATCACAAAAATAATCTAATCGTTCAAATGGAAAAGTCAAAAATACCAGGCATGATGCCCGATATTGCATTATACAAAAGGGGAAACGATATAACAAATACCCATAATAAATCTCTACATCTCTTGATGAGAATATATAATCCAATCATGAATTGTTTTTTTGATATACAGAATTTTATGAAGAATTCACCACAATTGAAAATAGGTGAAATAAGAGATACAGCAAGATATTCTGGAGGACGCATGAGACCTCATTACGAGAATAATATATTTACGTCTATGAACAATTATAGAATTATTAAAACACGTAATTTTTCAGCAGATAGTTTGATTCAACGCACTTATCAACCTTATATTGGAAATATAATTGATTTCAATATTTACAAAATCAACAAAAATAAAGACTTGAATCCCTTGTCTTATATCATAGACAATACAGTTGGAGTTGAACTCGCAAATACGATTATTAATCAAATTATTATGGAGTTTGACAACAAATCTATGAATGAAATACTCGCATTGTTGGAAAAAAAAATAAAAATGATAGAGGATAATACTTTTGAACCTTTAAAAATGGATAAAGTAAACGATTGGATGGCGACGCTACCGTTTAGGAATTCTGAAAATAATGTTCAATACAAAATGGGAACCATTATGAGTTTTCCAAATAATTCTTCCAACCGACTTAATATCAATAAAAAAATATATACCAAGAGTAAAACAAAGTTACTAGTATTGTTATTTATTGAAAAAATGGTAAGGTGTATATCACAACGAACCAGGAGAAATGGACAAATACAAAGAGGTTATCACCAGTATAATGATATGGAATCATATGAAAAATTCGTCATTAAGAACGGAGGGTTTCTCACCCTACAAGGAGAAATCAAAAAAACAAAGAGTAAAAGAATCAATTATGTATCAAAATGTCCTGCTATAGGATGTAATGGTTTGGTCAATGAAAGATATATGTGTGAACTATGTAATTCGGCAGTATGTAGAAAATGTTTGGAAATAATTGGTGTAAAAGAAGAAGGCAAAGAATTACCAGAACATACATGTGACGAAAATAATTTGGCTTCGGCTAGAATGATAAAATCACAAACCAAACCTTGTCCAAAGTGTTCGGCACGTATATTAAAAATTTCAGGGTGTAATCAAATGTGGTGTACCAATTGTAACGTTGCTTTTGACTGGGCATCAAATACAATCATTAAAGGACGTATACATAATCCGCACTATTTCCAGTGGTTGAAGTCCAATAGAAGAACAAATACGACCACTACAAATACACGTGCTGCTCCTGCACCGGCAACGGCAAACGAGGTAGTATGTGGAGGTATCCCTCGAACAGAACATTTACAGCAAAAATTAGATAACGACTATTTTAAATCAGCATGTAAGGATTATTGGGAAAAAGGAAAAGACCGGGAACTGATAAATATGTTTGACAATGTAAATGTATTTGGACAATGGATTAAAAATTATTGGATGGATGTTCAGAGATTGGCATTACATATTGACGGTGTTTATTTGAGACCATTGCGTCACAGAATAGGAAATTGGGAAAATAACAAAACATTAACTACCAGATATGTATTAAAGGAATATAGTGAGGAACATTATAAATCTACTATAATAAATCGGGAGATAAATCGAGAATATATACAAAATCGTCTCGATATATATGAAATGTTATCGGCGGTAATCAATGAATCACTAAGGGAAATATACAATTCAATACCTCTTGCCACTAACAAAAAGCCAGAAAAAACACCAAATTTGGATGATATGTTTACACTTTATAACAGTGTAAATAGTGTGATAGTATATGGAAATGCTCAATTAACAAAAAGTGCAGCACTAAGAAAATTTTCAATAAAAGACATTCGCTTCAAAACAATCAAAAAAAATAATAAAGTCATAGTAATAAATATCAATGAGTTCGCGTATAGTATATTTCCACGTAAGTGTGATGTGAAAAGGAATAAAGAAATATTGCATTTCACAAATACGATAAACTCTTATTCAGTACAACAATATCAAAATATAGTGGGAAGAGAAGAGCGTATGTCTACTGCATATTATATGAGGAAACAGAATCATATCTGGTTGCCTCCCGCACAAGGTGTAGGTAAAAAATTATGTATGATAGAAATGGATGAACTCGACAAAATAAAAACATTGGACTTATCCAAACTCGAAATAAATCATTTATACAGGTCTCACTGTAAATTTTATGCGGATCGATTAAAAGAAGTTAAAAAAAATACATCGATGTGTCAAAAGATTACATATATATGGACTAAAAAAAAGGAAAAAAAAGAAATACCTAACTTTGAATACATTGAAAATATTGGTATTTGGAATGCAAAAAAGGAAACACATAATTTCAATGGTGCTTACGTGGGTAAGGGATATTACTATTATACTTTGATAGGAGAGGGAGAGAAAGATAAAGATGACAATAAATAAACCTACACCAATTATTC